TACCATTTCAGTATCCCAAAAAACACTGAATACATACACAGTTGATTTTGTAGACGGAGTAGAACCACCACCGTTTGCATTGGTGGTAAAGGTCATCGACAATGTTAGGCCGCCAAGGATCAATAGAAATTCAAGCCTCCTACCATACCATACCAAGTAGTTCCACCATCATATGTAACATACGAAACAATGTCTGTTCTTCCTACTGTGTTAGATGCAGTTGGTGGAGTTCCTCCTGCCCATACTGGACTACCAGAACTAAAAGTATCAAAAGATACAGAATATAGACCATTACCACAAGTAAGGACAACAGTAAAACCAACTGCTGTATTTGCCTTGGATGGAATATTCGTTACTGTAAATTGAGAAATAGAACCTGTTGTGGTGTATACAAAAACATTACCTGTGCTAAGATCGAAAGAAAGATCTTGAGTCATTCCACCAGTATATGTAACTGTTCCTTTACTCTCAAAGTAGTTTCTCAGTTCCACTTCTTTCAGAATATTAGAGTTTAAGTCGATAGTTGATGTACCACCAGTTGCACCTATATTGATAGTAGAAGAAGTGGCACCACCAAAATTGATGGTGGTGGCAGTGGCGTTGAGAAGGTTTACAGTGCTATTGGTTGTTCCTACAGTTCCACCAACTGTAACAGTTCCGTCAAAAGTAAAGGTAGCAGTTCCGTCGTTATACGATAGAGCGGATGCTCCAATCAATGTTTTTGTAGTAGTATCGTAATACGGTATTCTTCCATCAGTGGTTGAGCCTGTTCCTAAAACAGCAACAGTTCCAGTTGCGTCTGGTAGTGTAATTGTTCTGTCGGCTGTAGGTTCTTCTACTGTAAGAGTGGTTTCAGAAGTATTGTTTACCCCACCCTCAAATACTATATTGACAGGAGTAAAATTCAAATCATCTGCTGTCTTTCGAGTAAGAAAAAGATCTCCACCAGCAATCTCTACCACACCAGTTGCTTGATCTGTATTCTCTACAGTAATAGAAGGAACAGATCCTGCATTGATAGTTAGTAAAGTTGGTACAATTATCAACTTACCACAAGGCTGAAGTGTTAAATGATTCGTACTTGCTGTAGTATTGGTAGTTATTGCTCCAGTTGTGTTTCCTACTCTTAGTATTGGATTTCTTATTGCAGTGGTTCCCGTAGCAGCACCCATAGTAATAGAAGTTGCTGCTCTGGCAAAATTCATCGTGGTTGCTACATTATCATAAAGTGCTTGTGTTGTTTGCGAACCTACCACAGTTGGACTGTTTATGGTCGTAGTTCCTGTCGTTGTTCCCAAATTAAGAGAAGTTGCAGAGCCACCAATATTGAGTGTAGTGACTGTAGATGGAAGAATAGAAACAGTTGTCTGATTTGATTTTATTCCTCCACCATTTAGATTCAGATCACCCACCATGGTCAAGGCATCTGTCGTCTTGTTGTATGTAAGACCAGAATCACCACCCAGATTACCACCGTCATTGAACTGTATTTGTGTATCAGAACCGCCAGGAGCAGAACCAATAAGATCACCACTTCCACCAGAGTTTCCAATATAGATTCTCTTATTAGTAGTATCCACTGCCAACTCGTATTGAGTCAGTCCTGTGGTGGGTGCTGTAGTTCCTCTTCTCGGAAGAATAGTCGCCATTTCAAATCGCTCCGTTCATTACGAAAACATCATACATCAATAAGTGCTTCCGTCAAGCCCTTCTTCTTTCTTTTTACTGTTCTTCTTTCCCAGTGTTTCGATTTTCGTCATAGCATTATCTAGTTTTTGCTGTAGATCTCTGTTCTTGGTTTGCTCGACCAATAAATTGATCTCCAGAACAAGGTTGCTGTTCATAAGATCCTGATACTTCTTTTGTAACACGGGAATCACGACTGTCTCATTATAATTCACTTCACTCATTATAAATCTCCTTTACTGTATGTATCAGTAAGTACCACCGTCTACGATGGCTTCTACCTTATATGCAGTCAAAACACCAGTGGAAGGAACATAAGAAAGAGCAGCAAGACCCGCTTGGGCAGTTGCATCAATCTTAAGAGCACCAGAAGCACCAGAAGCAGCAAATGTCAGATAAAGAGCAGTGCTGTCAGATGATGTTGCTTCTGTGAGTCCGACATTGGTTGCTGTCGTTGCAGTGGTGGCAGAACCTACAGAGAGCGAAGATTGAGCGGCCCAAGTTGGAGCACCGGCACCACCAGACAAGAGAACCTGATTAGATGTACCAGCGGCAGAGATTGCCATAGCAGATGCAGTAGAGTAAACTATACCACCGTTTACTGCTGTCAAAGATGCATTTGTACCACCATCTGCAAGACCAATATCAGTACCATTCCACACACCTGTAGTGATCGTACCAAGAGATGTTAGAGAAGATCCAGTTACACCAGTTCCTAGAGCAGACGAGGAGAGAACAGTTGTTCCGTTGATCTCGTATACTTTTCCAGAAGAAATGTTGAAGTTTTGATTACTCAACCAAGCAGTATTTGAGTGATCATATGTAAAAGTGATGCCTGTGGTTCCAAGAGTAAGACCAGCACCATTAGCACTTGCAGCAGTAGAAACACCATCAGCAAGAACGATATTGAGATCATCAACACTCAAATTTGTTGTATTGATTGTAGTGGTAGTTCCGTCTACTTGTAAATCACCTTTGATGAATACTGTACTGGTTCCAGAAGTAGAACCAATCGTGATGTTTGTTGTAGAACCAGTGGCACTTCCTGTTCCAATGTTAATTGTCTTTGTCGCACCTGTTGTAGTAGCACCTGTGGAAATATTCGTCGTAGATGCAGCGGTTCCTGTGTAACCCAGAGTCAAAGCAGTAGAACTTGCAAATGCACCGAATGTTGCTCCACCGTCTATGGTTGTAGTAAATGTTGGTGCTATTGCTCTAACTGGAGAACCTGTTCCTGTACCAGAAGACCATGCTGGAGCGTTTGAACCACCATATGTGAGAATATCACCAGATGTTCCTGCTGAAAGGAATGTGGTTGTGCTTGCTGCTGATTGATAAGGAATTGCTCCTGTAGATCCACCAGCCAAATTAGTAGCAGAGGTTGCTGTGCCTGGATCTGCCCAAGAAAGAGTTCCTGTACCGTTTGTCTTGAGGAACTGTCCATTGGAACCATCCGCATTTGGAAGTGTCCAAGTTACAGATGATGCTATGGCAGATGGAGCCTGAAAAGCGACATAATCGGTTCCACCACCAGTTTCAATAAAGCGAATATCGGCACCACCAGAAAAAGATACATCACTGGTGAAAGTTCCACCACTGAGAGGCATGAAATAGTCACCGATTGCTTTCTTGGTGGCAAGTTTTACATCGCTGGTCCAAGTTGTTCCGTTGGTCGAACTGTTTTCGATCTGAGCACCGACCCAGATTGGAGTCGTTGTACCGTCATCTGCGGTCTTTAGCCAAATCTTGGGTGTGCTGGTATTTGCCGCCAACTCACCAGAGTTGGTTACTTGTGCTGCTGTTGGATCGGTTGTACCTCTTTTGATTCTAATTGTTGCCATTTTCTACTCCTAATTTTAGAAAGTTCCACCATCCATAACCATATTTTCACCCAGATATTCCAATTCAGCGTCTGTTCCGCCGCGAACCCCGACATCAGTTTCCAAGTATCCAGAAACTATAAGGTTCCCCTGTATGTATATGTTTCCGTTATTATCGGCAACAATACCTCGTATACCGCTGATTGTTGCGTTTCCTGCTTGAAAATTCATCTCATTGGCAACAGTAAAGTTCACTTCTGGCTCATCCACTGCGGACAGATCCAGAGAGATATTATTGGACCCATCAATCGCTATACCATTTCCAGCATTATATTGACCGGCAGAGGCATTGTAATCTGCAATCAAAGCAGGAGTGGCTGTTCCGTCACCTATCCAGATTTTCTTGTCTGGAATGTTTACTGCCAACTCTCCGAGTTCTAGATTTGATGGTGTTGTTCCTGTCGTGGCGGAACGCTTTGTTCTCAATACTACTGGCATCAGAAAGTTCCTCCGTCTATGACAGTATCCGAACTCAGATTGGTCGGACCAGTTACTGTCAATTCACCGTAGATTGTGGTGGCTGTATTTCCACCAGTTGATCCGTTTCCTATCTCTATGAGTTCTGCTGCTCCACCAATGCTTAGATCTGTGATATTCTCATCGAATATGGACGCTGCACCAACCGTGGTGCTTTTTATGGTGGCTGGTAAGTTACTAACACCATCCGAATACGGAAGTAGTTCTAAGTAATTTTCTATACCAATTGGAGAAAGAAAGGTCTGCTTTCCTTTTGTTGCACCGTTGGACCCAAGTAAGGCAAAATCAGAACCACTAGTAGCAGAAGTATAAGATTGTAATGCAGCGGCAGTTGTTGACCATTTTAAATAAATTCTCTTCGGTTCTGAGCCTGTATTCGCAATATTTGCTACCAAAATAGCATCTGTTTGACCGGCTGTGGGACTAATATAGTTTGTAGCATCTGGAAAATATATTACTGTGTTATTACTAATGGTTCTATCAGTTGGTTCGGTAGAAGCACTGCCATCCCAAGCACTAAAATCTACATATTCTTTAACACCAGCAGAGGTGCCAAACATAGGATCGCCCTTTTCTTCCCATACTCTAAGAGGCATTGTAGCGATGGCTTTTTGTGTCACCAAAACATAATCAGAAGGTCTATCCCAATTTGCTTTTAAAACAACATATGGATTTGGATATGCTTTAAATGATAAAGCAGTGCCAACAGGGTTACCCTGTACAGTAACAGTAGGTCTGGGAAGAACAGTCCAACTATTGCCCCCACCACTATAAAGATGTGTTCCTTCTGCTAAAATTGGAAGAATTGCACCCGTGGTACTATTATACACTTCTATACGCATACCAGTCGCTAAAGAACCACCAGTAATACTTCCTGCTGTTATTGAAAGATTAGCACCAGTAGTTGCAGTGCTAATTGTACCCGTAAATGTAATTGCTGCGCCATCTTCTGTTATTGGTTCGGAAGCACGAATCTCAGCACCAACCCATAATGGTCTGGTATAACCAAAGGTTCCAAAAGTAGTAGCACCAGTAGCAGTATATGGTCTTACGGTTCCACCATCATCAGTACCTTCAGCATCATTTGTTGCATATCCATCGGTTCCTACCCATAAACGATTTGGATAGTCTACTGTCGATGTTCCGATATATTTTGCATTTGCACTTGCAAGTGGTTCTGTGTTTCCTACTGTAGCATAATAAGGAGATAATCCTACTATTTGTGCAGCAGGCATACCTTTCAACAATACTTTAGGATCTCCATCGGAGGTAGCATCATCCTGCGTTCTATTATAAGGCATCACAGAGCCGCGTTTGAGTAGTAGATTACCAGTTCCAGCCATTATTCATCCATAATAAAAATTTCAGATCGAACAGAAGTATTTAGTTAAGAATCAGTATTCTCCACAATCCAAGTATCCTGCAAAGAATCCAGCATATAATGTTCCACCATTTACGCTTGGTTGAGTGCCAGTAGTAGTATCGCCTGGAGCATAATACAATCCTTGATCCTCCGCTGTGCTCCAGTGGGTTTTTAGATAACCAGTAGTTTTAACATTATCTGGAGATAAAGCACCAAAAGTGCTTGGATTGTCTGTTGATAGTTGACTTGCAAAGAACGCTATGGGGTATCTTGTTGCTCCACTTCCTGTAGTTTCATTTCTAAAATAAACACCACCTACAACCACATTTTCTGGATCAGTATAGACCGATGGTGTAGTAGTACCACCACCAGTGAGAAGATATCCAGATGTATTGAAATTAGTAGTGCTTGCAACAACCAAATTACCACTAGCAACATCTGGAAAACTATGAGTTGGACTTGACACTGTTATAGCAACAGGAGCAAGAGTTACCTGATTAGTACCACCATTTGTACCAAAAACTAATTCTTTGTTTTGAATAAACACCTTTTTGGTAGTAGATGAAGGACATCCTATTTCCACGATACTGGAAGTATGGCCTGAAGAACAAGAACCAATAGTGACTTTTGTACTACCACTACTACCACCAGAAGTACCAATATTAATTGTCTTTGTTCCTGTTGTATTTGCTCCATTTGCAAGATTTATAGTGCCACCAAATCCAGTCGCTCCACCTAATGTAATACTACCAGATGTTACTCCCGCACCTATTGCAATTGATCCTGTTGTCACTTCTGAGTGTAGTGAGGTAGTAGCACCAGCAGCAGATGCTTTAATATTGTCTATAGTTTTGTTTGTAAGTGTTTGAGAGTGTGCTTCAAATACAAAAGTATCATTGACTGCTAATAAAGGTAATGTAACTGTTCTATCGGCGGTCAGTTCATTAACAGCAAAAGTATATGTGTGGTTTGAACTTGTGTCGTTTATTTTTGGTAGTGTTAGAGTTTTGTTTGAAAGTGTTTGCGTCTGTGATTCTGTTACTATAGGAATCTGAGTAACAGTACCACTGGATACATCTGGATTATCTACTGTGGTGGTAGTAAGTGATCCTATATTCAATAGTGCTTTATTTGTTTGAATATCATAAGCAATATGACCTTCTGGTAATCCAGCCAAATCATTACCACTACTGACATGAAATATACCGTTTACATAAGGAAGTTTCAAACCACCATCTTTAAGATCAAGATTGCTAGTGATGATGGCATTCAATGTCCAACTACCACTCATAACCAAATTCTTGACATCAAGATACTTTATAGAAGCCGTATGAATATACTGTTGTCCAAGACGACCACTCTCTGCGGTAAATGCTTGTGCTGTTCCAATAGTATGACTAGCACTAATAACATAAACACCAGCACCTTCAGGTGTGCCGCTTGTTTGAGAAACTATTGAGGTTCCTGCTGTAATTCCAGAACCAAAAATATACATGCCTGGCGTTAATTTTCCAGTGACAGAAGTAGTGGTAAGATTTGTGCCAGAAATAGTACCATTAAAAGTAACTTCTCCCGATGCTGCCGAGCCTTCCGTTCCTGCTGCATGAAGAGCAGAACTAGAATCTGCTATAACCATAGGATAGAATGTATTTGGATATGTGCTTACATCCGAATTGATTCTAGTAGCAGACCATTTATCACTTGATTCTGACCACAACAGAGAAACATTATTGGATGTTCCTCTCTCAACCTCAATACCGGCATTTTGAGTTGGTGTACTTGCTTCGTTGTTGTTTAGAACTATGATGTTGTCATCAATTGTGACTGTTTCTGTATTTACTGTAGTTGTGGTTCCACTAACTGTTAGATTTCCACCAACCACAAGATTGTTTATTATGCCAGCACCAATGTTGTTTGAACCATCTTTAAGTACGACAGTTCCAGTTGCGTCTGGAATTGTTACAGTGCGTGCTGCTGATGGTTCAGCAGCAGTCAGAGTGGTTCTATTTGTTGCATCTAATGTTGTACCATCAAATATGATGTTTACTGGAGTATATGTTGGACCTGATGTTGGTATGGCTTTTCTGCCTAGATAAAGATCTCCACCATTAATAGAAACAAAACTTCTATTGGTTCCACTTTGTGTTCTATAATCTACACTAAGAACTGGTTTTGTACTATCATCCGTGGAAACTGGGGTTGCAGAATCACCAATTACAACTCCAGAACCGCCGGCCGTCCAAAGATAAAGAGTGTTATTTGATCTGGTTATTTCGGTAGTGTCTATTGTTTTTGTGCTAAGTTTTCCCTGTGTTAAACTGGAAGAACCTACAATCAAATTCTGAGTAAGAGCATTATAAGTTAATCTTGAACTATCAATATGTAATGCTTGATTACCAGTAGAGTCCGCAGCAACTAATGTAAGATAAGTCGTAGTATCACTATTATTTGCATTAGTACTAGAAATATTGATATTGTTTGCATTAGTTGCAGTAGATACCGTTCCAGTTATAGTGGTAGCACTCAAATTAGTTACAGAAAGAGTGTTGGAGGTTGCATCGTATGTTAAATCAGCATCATACTTTACTGATTGAGCAGTAGTGTTGGCATTATCCAACAAAGCCAAAACAGTTGTATTGTCTGTAGTTGCTGCTGCTTTTACATTTGTTGCAGACACTGTAGCAGAACCTGTGGAAGTGTTTACAGAAATATCTCCACCAAGCACACCGAGAGCAGTACCTATAGTGAAATTTCTTGTAACATTAGAAGCACTGACATCAACACCAGACAAAAAATCACCAACAGCAGGTGAACCTTCAGTAGTAAGTTCGGATAAATCTAAATTGAATGTTATTGTGTTTGTATCAGAAGCAACTGTATCAATACCCGTACCACCAGCAAATTCTATCGTTTCGGCGTCATCTACTGTTTGATCCGTTCCAGTATCTGCCGATATGACAAAATTTGACATGGTGCCAGTTGCACTACCAGCAGATGCCCACTGTAGTTTCACTATTTGAGCACCAGGCACTGTACCCGCTGTTACTGAACTTATTTTTAAAACATGCCCAATAGTAGGAGCATCAGTTGAAGGAAACAAATATTGTGTCGATCTTGCTAAAGCACCGTCTGTTGAACCATTCCAACCACTAAATTCGATATACGGAGTATAAGCAGTAGGTGGACCAGCAGGATCAACAGTTGCATTTGAATAATATCTCAAAGGCATTCTGGAAATTGCTTTTTGAGTTGCTAGAACATAATCAGAAGGTCTATCCCAGTCTGCTTTCAAAACCACATAAGGCCCAGTAGAACCCACTGAACCATTACTGGTATCTTCAAACAGTGGAGTATACGCTCTGATTTCTGCTCCCATCCATATTGGACGAGTTTCATTAATAGTTGGGTGTGTGGGTGCGGTTTCGCCAGTGTATGGTTCTACGCTCAATCCTATATCATCAAATGCTTCTGCGCCACCTCCATATGTAGGATTATCTTTTGCGTACTCATCAGTACCTATCCATAATCTATTTGGATAGTTATCCAAAGCATAGCCAGGAAGTATTGCATTATCTGATGAAGTAAGGCCCCAGACCGAACCTATGATCTGAGCGGCAGGCATACCTTTTAAAAGAACTGGAGTAGTTTCAGTTCCTCCACTATCTTGAGTTTTGTCATACGGCATGTTAACGCCGCGCTTAAGAATTAAATTACCTGTTCCTGCCATAGTAGAATTCCTTTATATTAATACTCACCACAATCCATGAGCATACCATTTCCAAGATACTCAAGTTCCGAATCAGTGCCACCTCTGAGTCCAGTGTCAGTTTCGACATAACCAGAAACAATCAGATTTCCATCAATATGTATATTTCCGAATGCATCTGGAATCAAAATTAAAATTTTTCGCCAATACTGATCAGAAACACCACCATAAAGAATGTAATAATCCCCACTATCCTCCTCATACACCATCATTCCCTGTTCTCTTCTTGCCAAAGGAATGCTCAATCTAGACGAAGAGTTAGTTACTCCTCTCAAACCACCTTTACCATACGCGGGTATGGTTACGGGATAAGTATCCTGCTCCGAAGTCGGAGCAATTGGTGCTATTACGGTGATGGTTCCTGTTATTGGCATATTATTAGTTATGCAGGGCCACTATTAATTGTAAAATCCAAAGCGTCATTTAAAAACTCAGTAGATCTATAGATTTTGTAAGGTATGCCTTGAATAGTGTTTGTTCCTTGTAAAACAAAAGCACTAGTTACATTCAGCGGACCTTGGAATATACTGTTGATCTGTCTAGTATTATGAATAAACAAATACACATACCCACCACCAGCAGCAACAGAAATATTTTGAGTAAAAGAAGATGTTGATCTTATTTGCTCAGATCCCAGATCAACATTTAGATTTCTGAAATCATTTTCTCCTATGGATGAACCTTTACCATATTGAAGACTGCTCCACCAATAAATTGTTCTAGATTGCTCTACAGCAGCATATTGTGTATTTGTCTGCGTTGCTCTTAATTTATAAGTTACAAAATACCCTGGTGTGTTGCTGGTTATTATTGGTGATGTAGCGGAGTGAGATGTACTGGTATTCTGCAATATAGCGATATTAGCATATGCGGCGCCATTATTTGAATAAGACAATATCAAACTGGAAACATTCAAAGCATTTGTAAGAGAAAAATTAAATGTTCCAGACGATACAGTGATGCCAAGATCATTATTTGTCGCAAAAGGTATGCTAAAAGCAGAAATAGTTGCTGGTTGGAAAGCATATAAGATTCTTTCCAAAACTTGTATAGAGTTTAGTCCAACCAAATCTGTAGTTCCCACCAATATACCACCGACAGTGGTTGTGGTAGGATCAGTATTTGTCCACAGTTGTTGTTGACCTTGTTGACCACCAAAAAGATCACACCCAGTGTCCAAACACTCTATATTGTTCACATAAAGTGTATCTACTCTTATTTGATCTACTTCACCATCAGCATTTGTCAATATTGCTGCATCTGGGAGAAGAACACCAAGTTCGTCATATCCTCGTAATAGATAACGAATTTCGGCTAGTGTTGGTCTTTCTTCTGGTGGTGGTGGAAAAGTACCAGTAGAACCATTACCTCCGTGTATAACTTGACCGTTGTTCGATCCGGCATTGGAGCAATTACAGGGCATGTTACCTCACGAAATGAATAGATGTTTTATCCGTGTTTTTCTTTATCTTAAAAGTATTAGTTTGTCCCTTTACAGGAGTTACTTTTGGTGGTTTTGATTCTGTGATTTTTAATTTGTTCAAGGAGCCTCCACTACGAATTTACCTTTGACAAGACAATCTACTTGTCCCACATTAGTTTCCAAGAACACATAATAAAAATAAGAGCCAGGATAAACAGAAGTCATGGTATCTGTGCTTATAGTTACCGTTAATTCATTTTGAACAACACTCAAAGTACCATATTCTTCTGTTATGGGAAACGGTAAATAACCTTCGGTGACTGATCCATCATAGGTTATTTCAAATAAATTTTTCTCTTGTGGCAAAGAGGATTTTCTAACAACAAATCTTATATTGTCATATGTGGAAAGTATGTCCAAAGCAGAATCACTCGAATCAAAATATTGAAAAGAGATATTATACTCAGCATCTTGTTCCGCTAATATGTCGTGATTTGCTGCTAACATCTATTATTTCTTTCCTATGTGATATTTTGGTACAAGTTCCCAGTTTTGTTTATCTTTGAATGGTATAATCTTGATCTGATTTACCCCCGCTTGTAGACTGTTGATTTTATCTAAATCTACTACTTTGAGAAGTCCCCAATCCTGTAAAAGTTTTGCTATGGTGTTTCTACGAGCAATATCGTTTTCTGTTATAGAAGAAGAAAGTCCATCAAGGAGAAACAACTCCTTGAAATGGACTATGTAATATTTACCCTTTTTGTGAAGGATATGGCAAGATTGCCAAAGTTTATTTTCTGTTTTTGAGGAAACACCTATACGAGTGAGGGTTTCTTTAACTTTAAGAAAATCATCCTCTTTCTCTATAGTAATTTCTAGTAAATCATCGACGGAAATATTGCTCATAATGTTTCCTTAAATAAGGGAATAGCCTCCCCTATTTATGAAAAACATCATTTACGAGAACCGCCAATATCCATTTCTTTTTTAATATTTGCAATTTGTTCTTTGGAGAGTATGCGTATTGCTTCCCTCGCTCTCTTTTCAGAGTATCCAAAGTAATTCTTTACCAGTTCTATATCTCCATTTTCCTCTTTCTTTAACCACTTTGAGAAGCGTTTACGAGCACGAATAGAACCAAGATAATAGTCATATTGAACCTTCTTGTCCAAAAAGTTTAGACGATTCATCTCATTCGCGTGCAGTAGAGTATCTGGAAAATACGAAAGACAACGATTTACCACATACGGAGCATAAGATTTCTCCGTCTCCGTATCAATCATCAAGTTTTTTTTAGAATAGTTGATTGAATTCAGATATTCCGTCAAGTTCATTTGAAATTACACTCCATCATCAACTGAACTATGCAAGCGGTCAGGTTGATCTCGTGATCTGCAACAAATGCTGCTTTGTACTGATAGTCGGCAATGATCAAAATGGCTGGAGGAATACTGGAAGATTCCAAGTTATCCTGCAAAGCGTCATACATCTTTCGAAAAATGTGTGAACTATCGTTATCAAGATTCATTGCCACCCACTTACGAACATCTTGAAAATTCTTACCTTTCATAGCCTTGATAAGTTCCTCAACACCAATATCCCCTGCTTCGGAGAGAATACCAACATCAATAGAACCTGATCGGGAATACCGCTGTAGTTCGTTGATGAGTCTGCGAAAATCGGGAGAATACTTGACGATGAGTTTTGCAAGAACCTTCTCGTCAAACTCCACCTTCTCGGAAGTAAGAATAAACTTTGCACGATCCATAAATTTAGATGCAAACTTTATCTTCTCCTTACTGTCGAACTTGAAGTCAATGCAAGTGCAACGAGAATGCAGGGGTTCAATCACTCGGTTCTTGAAGTTACAAGTAAGAATGAACCTACAGTTCTTGGAGAATTCCTCCATAAACCCACGCAGAGCGGGTTGCATTGACTGTGGATTTGCATAGTCAAACTCGTCTAGGATCACTGCTTTTTTGTTTCCAGAAATAGAAATACTACTGGCAAACTGACGAATCTTTGTTCGCAGTGTGTCGATGTTTCCATCTTCCGAGCAGTTGATGAGAATCCAATCGGTGTTTAGTTCGTTGCAGAGTGCCTTTGCTACTGTCGTCTTGCCGCAACCAGGTCCACCAGAAAGGAGAAGATTCTGGAGTTCACCAGAATCTACGATCTCCTGAAAGGTGTTCTTGAGGCTATCGGGAAGAATACAATCGGCAATCCGCTGTGGGCGATATTTCTCCACCCACAGGTAATTTGCGTTGTCTGTAATCATGTTTATTTGTTGAAGTTGGAGTCTGCTTCCAGAGCAATCCAATAATTAAGATTCATTGACTGATTGCTGAACTTGCTTACTACCTTCTCGCAAATATCAACATCATAATCGCCAGGTAGCAACTTTAGATTATCAATCTTGAAGAACATCTCGAACGAGTTAGAACCTCCATACTCACCCACACCAATTGAGTAAGTGTTGCTACTCACATCCGCCTTGTCGAGCGCGGTCATACTGATTAGACTTCCATCATTGCTAACAGAAATGTCCGACACTTGAAGTACAGATGCTGCTTTCTGCAACTCGGCAAACTTCTTCTGTGTTAGAGTAAAATTAATTGCCGTTGAAGGCATGTTGATCTTCTTATTTGGAACCGTAAGCAACTTCGGTTCACAATAATGATACTTTACTGAACCATTGCTACCACTGATACGAACATACTTCTCTTCAAACTCAAACTCTGGATCGTTGAAGAGAGACACTACACCTAGAAACTTGTTGAGATCCCAAATACCAAATTCAGTATCAAATGTTTCTTCTACAGTTGCTTCTGCGAGAACATTCTTTACTGGAGAGATCGTAGTGATCTTATTGCCAGGATGTACAAGAATATTCGAATTAATAGAGGCAAAGTTCTTAAGGATGTCTAGTGTTTTCTTAGAAATTTTCATTGCTGTTGCTGTGCTCATAATATAGTTCTCCAATCACTTAGGATTGCTGTGTTCTGTAATATACTCTACACCGTATCGACTTTCAATTTCTTTCTTGCGAGAATTATCACTCACTCCCTCTTCCGAAGGAACATAATCACTGAATCCAGGCATCTTGAACGGACAAGAAACCTTTGGATAATCAATCTTGGAGTATTCTTTTTTACCATTGATCACAAGATTAACTAATTGTGTCATTTTTTTGTCACCACACCCACAGGCTCCACAATAAAATGAGCCAGGATATTTTTGACTATCTTTTCTTTCAGAGCAAGGAGGCAGAGAACCGTCATCACCGTGACAACTCAAATCACGAAGTTTGATAGTTTCATTTGACGCTTTATTGTTGTTGATTCCGCGAGACACAACTGCTTTTGCAAGGGTTGCTGCTTTCTCTAACAAAGAAGGATCTTTTATGTCTATTTTTTCGTCTTTACCTAGACCTGCATTCTTTTTGGCATTCTCCAAGATCTTTTTTCTATAATCGTCATATTCTGGAGTTTTTTCCGTTTCCATGTTCATCCTCTTCGATTTCGTAGTAATCTTCTTCGCTGAACTGTCCAGATGTCATCTCACGAAGATGTGCTTTGTCATTATTTCTATGATTCTTTGACATCTTCTTTTTTACTCTACGACGATCAGAATCCTCCGACTCGTTTCTATGAAAACTTCTGCCCATTTATTACTCCTCTAAAAGACTAGGAAACGCTTTTAGCGCCAAATCTTTACTAATATGTGGTAATTCTTTCTTGAGAATAATAGACTCTAAAATTGGAGTTTCTGTCCAATGAATAATCTCAAGAATATTACGCAACTTTCTATTGCGAATATTTTCATTTTGAATGAAATGTTTAGTGTTTAGAAAGTAAGGAATTCTTGAATATTCCTTGTGTAGACCACTGATACTCAACCCTATAGGGGAGTCATCTGGTTCATACTTAGGTACTTCTTTATATGAAGTAGTAAATGCATCACTATATGCAAATTTTAATATCATTCTAAGAGCAAGAGTATCAACACTCTTAAGATAGTCTATCTTTTCTTGTTCTGTTTTTAATTTTTGTATATGTAAAAACACTTCACCAATGTATTCTGCTTGAGTTCTCATATTAATTCATCAACACTTTCAAGAATAAGTTTCATATTGTTTTTGACAAGATAATCAAATACCTTGCCTTTGTTTCCTGCATATGGAAGAGCGTATTCGTTCAGAATGTTACGCTCAATCTCCTCTGGTATGTATGCAAGATCCACTAGATTTTTGTTTCTATCGTAGTTTCTTTCATGTTCTGAAGGAACACCGTAGAATGCCCAGTTGTTTATCTTCTTAGCAGAAAGTGGCTTTTGGCGCTTAGTGTCGTTTACAAAAGTGTCATCATCCGACAGAATATTGGGAACACCATCCCCAGTATCACCACGCAGAATATGCTCAAAAAGATGCTTCTGTGGATTCTCACACTTCAAAAAATCCTTGTGAATAGGACTGAATTGATAAATGTTGGGAAATCTCTGCAACTGCTGAAAATCCTTATCGCTTGACACAATAAGAATCTTCTCATGTTGATGAAAGTTCTTTGCAAGAGTGGCAATGATGTCGTCCGCTTCACAGCGATCAACACGCATATTTTTAAACGGGAAGTTCTCCATGACCTCCTGACGAATCTTGGTCAAGACTTCAAAGATCTTATCCCACTGCTCCTTGTCCTTATCGTGAGCCTTCTTGCGATTCGCCTTGTATTGTGGGAAGATTTCTCTTCGCCAAGGATTAGCAGAATCTTGACAAATGACAAGATCCCCGTACTCCTCCTTGAAGCGGGTTCGATACATTCGGTAAGTATTGATGACGATGTGCCGAATAACATCCTCAGACACATTGTTGATATTCTTGTACTGTGAAAAGATACTAGCAATAAGAATTTGTGTATTGTCGATCAGAATCATTTTGTAATCGCTTGCAGAATAATGCAGTGCTCGTTTACTTTACCGTTTACTGGCTTTTCCTTGGTCTTGATCTCGCTGAATGCGTTGTTGATGGCACGAATACCACCCAAGAACTTACTGACTGACTTCTTGGGATCGCG